ATTAAATATAATCATTGGTAGTTTCCTTGTATCCTTTGGAAAAGTAGTAGATTTTTGGTTCAAAGGTTCACATACAGAGGAAGAAAATCAAAAAAATTAAAAAAAATAAAAAAAAACCACGCGTTTGGGAAATTTCTTTATATATATAGTAATTGTCTGAAATATGACATATGTTTTTTGAAAGATTTACCGGTAAGGGGTTCAGTATGAAAATGACTGAACAACGGCTTTCCAAAAAGGTCGTAAGGTGTCCGAGTAAGGTCTGTAGTGGACGGTACGAGAGTCAATCTGACGGAGTATCATAGGAGTAACTTCCTTCGAAAGGGACTTGGTAGAATAAAAAAAACCTTGTGTTTTTGGCTATCAATGTGGGTATACAAGAATCCCACTCACACCAGAAGAACCCCCAATCTTTTCAAACAAAATAAATAAAAAAAAGCTTGACTTATATTATATTTTTGATATATATTATAGGTAAGAAGAAAATAGGTTATATGGTTACTGAGTTAACCATAAATAATAAACAATAAACGATAATATAAATAGGAGAAGTACAATGGATATAAATGCCATCAAAAGTCGCTTAACTACACTCCAAGCGACATCAAACACAAAAGACAATTTCTGGAAACCTGAACCAGGTAAACAAGTTGTTAGAATAGTTCCTTACAAATTTAATAAAGATAACCCATTCATTGAGTTATTTTTTCATTATAGCTTAGGAAATAATAAAACATATATGTCACCTGCATCATTTGGTAGACCAGATCCAGTAGCTGAATTTGCTGATAAACTAAAATCAACAGGTAATAAAGATGAATGGATTCAAGGTAAAAGACTTGAACCTAAAATGAGAACTTTTGCACCTGTGATTGTTAGAGGTAAAGAATCTGAAGGTGTTAAATTTTGGGGATTTGGTAAAACAGTATATCAAGAATTATTAAGTGTGATTGCTGATCCTGATTATGGTGATATTACTGATGTAACTAATGGTAGAGACATTATGATTGAAAGACAGACTCCTGCTGAGGCTGGAAATCAATATGGTAAAACTACTGTTAGGGTAAAACCTAATCAAACTCCAATAACAGAAGATAAGACAGTTCTTGAAGGTGTTATGGAAAATCAATCTGATTTGACAGAACTTTACAATGAACCAACTTATGATGAGTTAAAAGAAGTTCTTGCTAATTACTTAAATCCAAGTGATGACAGTGAAGAAACAACAACTACTGAAACAACAGCAACAACAACTCAAACAACAACTTCTACACCGACAGAAAAGAAAACTGAAAATGTAGAAGATGCTTTTGACCAATTATTCAATAGTTAAGGAGTAAATAATGAGTAAAAAAGATGAACTCGCTGGCGTAATTGCCTCCGAACTGAATAAACAGTTCAAACATCAACAAGTAGCTTACTTTCTTGATGGACAAGAAGGTACTCCAACTGATGTAATCGGTTGGGTATCATCAGGTTCTTCTTTACTTGACTTATGTATATCTAATCAACCAGATGGTGGATTTGCAATAGGTAGAATCACGGAACTAAATGGTTTAGAAGGTAGTGGTAAGTCATTGATTGGTGCTCATGCTTTAGCCGACACTCAAAGACAAGGTGGACTCGGTGTCTATATAGATACCGAATCTGCTGTGTCTAAAGAATTTCTTGGTGCTATTGGTGTAGATACAGAAAATATGTTGTATGTACATTTAGAGACTGTTGAAGAAGTCTTCGACACAATCGAAACAATAGTCACCAAGATTCGTGAGTCTAATAAAGATAAGTTAGTAACTATTCTTGTTGATTCATTAGCAGCTGCTTCTACGAAAGTAGAGATGGATGCTGACTTTGATAAAGATGGTTGGGCTACAGCCAAAGCTATTATAATATCAAAAGCTATGAGAAAAATCACACAAATGATTGCTCGTGAAAAAGTATGTTTGATATTTACTAATCAGTTAAGACAAAAACTTGGTGTTATGTTTGGAGACCCATGGACTACAAGTGGTGGAAAAGCATTACCATTTCATGCATCAACTCGTGTTAGACTTAAAAATGCTGGGCAGATTAAAGACACAAAGAAAAACACGATTGGTATTAAGATAAAAGCTCAAGTTATAAAGAATAGGTTAGGGCCTCCAATGAGGACAGCTGATTTCCCATTATACTTTGATACAGGTATCGATAACTACGGTAGTTGGTTGAATATAATGAAGGAACATAAGTTACTCAAAGCTGGTGGTGCTTGGTATACAATAGAACACGCTGATATGAAAACAGGTGAACTTATCAAAGAATATAAATTTCAATCAAAGGATTTCGAAAACTTATTGTTAGAGAATCCAGATTTGAAACAATATTGTTATGATAGAATCTGTGAAGCTTGTATTCTAAAGTATGATTCAAAACAACTTGGTGTCGATGATGTAGTAGAAACTGATGAGGTAGTGGATGAAATCTAAAACTGATTTAAATGAAAAATTTATATCTTTTTTAGAACAAACCAAAAACCAAGAAAAAAAATCAGTAACACATCTAAATGATAGAGTTTTAATTGTGGATGGCCTAAATACATTTATTAGGTCATTCGCAGTTAATCCTTCAATAAATGATGATGGATTACATATTGGTGGAATGGTTGGATTTCTAAAATCAGTAAGATATACCTGTGATGTTTTAAAACCATCTCGTTGTATTATTGTATTTGATGGTAAAAATGGTAGTAACAGAAGACAGAAAATCTATCCTGAATACAAACAAAATCGTAAAGTCAAGAAAAGATTAAATAGAAATGTTGATTGGGGAACAGCTCCTCAAGATGAAGAACAATCTATGAAACAACAGATGGGTAGATTGATTAATTATCTTGAACAACTACCTTTAACTTTAGTTTGTGTTGATGGAATTGAAGCAGATGATTCAATGGCTTATATTTCACAACAATTACTTCCAAAAAGTGATGTTATTTTAATGTCAACAGACAAAGACTTTTTACAATTAGTAGATGATAGAGTTAAAGTATGGAGTCCTACAAAGAAAAAGTTATATACTAAAAAGGTTATACAAGAAGAGTTTGGAATACCATCAAGAAATATATTAACATATAGAATCTTAGACGGAGATAAATCAGATAACATCAATGGAGTGATGGGAGCTGGTTTGAAATCGTTGATAAAATATATTCCACAAATAACAGAAGATGAAGACTTTACAGCGATGGATTTATTAGATTTTGTAAATAATTCAGATTCTAAAATAAAACTGTTGGAAAATATAAAAAAAAGTAGTAACTTAATTAAAAGAAATTATTTATTAATGCAATTACAAAAAGTAGATATACCAAAACATACGATGAGAAAGATACAAAATACCGTTAATGGTAAAGTTCCTCAATTGATAAAGTATAAATTTCAAACAATGTTCTTGAAAGATAAATTATCTAATCAAATTAAAAATCTTGATAGTTGGATAATGGAATTTACAAGATTAGATAGATTTAGAGGATTAAATGGATAAAATATTTCCTTATAATATTTTTAAGTTTAAAATTGAAGATTATAAAAATTTAAATAAAAATTTAATTTCAGAAATATATGATTTAAAAGATGAATTACCAGATGGTATAGATAGGTCTAATGTAGGTGGTTGGCACAGTCCAGCATTTTCAAATTTTAAACCAAATAAAATTTATTTAGAAAAATTAAGAAAAATCATTTCAGATTATTTTAATAAAGAAATATCAATATTAAATAAAGACATAGGATTAAATAATGTGTGGATAAATATAAATAAAAAACATAATCATAATATGATACATGACCATCACAAATCTTTTTACTCTGGAGTTTACTATGTTAAAGTACCTGAAAATAGTGGAAATCTATATTTTTATAATCCTGAAATATGGTTCACAGATGCTATAGAAAAACCTGAATTATTTTTAAATAAAAAATATGAAAAGGAAAAAGTAGAGTATAATTCTGAAGAGGGAGATTTGTATTTTTTTGTTGGTAACTTACCTCATGGGGTGAGTAAAAATTTAAGTGATGAGGATAGAATTAGTATATCATTTAATTTTAATTTTGGGGATATTCGTAAACAATTAAAATTTAAGGAGTCAAATGGATAAATTACAAGAATTTGGGCATACATTTCAAGTCAAGTCGATAGCTTGTCTAATGACTAATCAAACATTTTTGGAACAGATTCATGATATACTTGAAGAAAAACACTACGATAGTGATTCACTAAAGTGGATTGTAAAAGAATGTAAAAAGTATTTTGATGAGTATAGAAAATGTATAACACTTGATGTATTTAAAGTAAAAACAAGTGAAATTGAAAATGATATATTAAAGGTAGCTATTATAGAAAACCTTAAAGATGTTATGAGATATACAGAAGCGACTGATTTAGATTTCATACAAGATAAGTGTCTTGATTTTTTCAAAAATCAAACATTGAAAAATGCTATATTAGAATCAGTTGAAATAATGGAATCAAAAGGTGATTATGATATTATCAAAAAATTAGTAGATGATGCTTTGAACGCTGGTACTGAAAGAAATATAGGACATGAATATGTAGAACATATAGAAGATAGATATTCAGAAACTGCTCGTACAACAATATCAACTGGTTGGGAAGTGATTGATGAATTGACTCAAGGTGGACTTGGTGGTGGAGAACTTGGTGTGATTGTGGCACCTGCTGGTGTTGGTAAAACTTGGGTGTTGGCTGCGATTGGTGCTAATGCTATGAAAAAAGGTAGACATGTAGTTCATTATTCACTTGAGTTAAATGAGGCTTATGTTGGTTTAAGATACGATAGTATATTTACAGGTATTGCGAATCAGAATCTTAAATATCATAAAGAAGATGTTATGTCAGAAATGGAAAAATTAGAAGGTGATTTGGTTATTAAATACTTTCCAACTAAAACCGCTAGTGTAAATACATTATCAGCACATCTAAAAAGAATCACAAACTTTGGAACACAAGTTGATATGGTTGTTGTAGATTATGGTGACATATTAAAAGATACAGGTGGTTCAAGAGAAGTCAGACATGCACTTGGTAACATTTATGAAGACTTGAGAGGATTGGCTGGTGAGTTTGATATTCCAATATGGACAGCTTCACAAGCTAATAGAAGTGCTCTTGATGAAGATGTGATTGAGGCTACAAAAGTATCTGAATCATATCAAAAAGTAATGACAGCAGATTTCGTAATGTCGTTGAGTAGGAAAGTAGAAGATAAGATTGGTAATACAGGCAGATTCCATGTAATCAAGAATAGATTTGGTCCAGATGGAATTACATACCCTGCCAAAGTAAACACTAATACAGGTATTATAAACATATATGAAAGTAGTAGTGTTGGTGGACAAGAACAACAAAAGAAAATAGACAATCGTGACAATTTGATGAAGGGTATGTTGAAGAATCGTTACGATGATTTAATGAAGGAATAGTTATGAAAGATTATGATGTATTTAAACAATGGTTAGGTGATGTGATGGATGTGATATATGGTTCATCTCATAACTGGCCATTCAAAGCTCTTAAAAAAGAGATGATGAAAAAACCAAAAAGAGCTAGAGGTAAAAAAGGTAGGTATCTAGCAGATGACCCTACTACCAAAGATGTAAATGAAGCTTGGGTTGGTGGTAAAGCACCAAAGAAAGGTAAAAAATAATGGAATATGGATATGTAGAAATACCAGAAGATTATTGGGAATCTTCATATAATGTAGAATGGATATTTTATGAAAATTAAACTAGACGAAACAGATAGTAAAGTAATACACTCAAATGAAACATATGATGTTATAGATAATACAAATCTAAAAAATCTTATAGTTTCAAAAACTATATTACATGCAGGTAAACAAACAGGTGGTCACAATCATAGTGGACAAGAAGAAGTTTACATCTTTATAAAAGGTGAAGGAACGATGATTGTAGGAACTAATACATTTGAAGTAAAAGCTGGTGATACAATATTAATACCTGATGGTGATTTTCATCAAGTACAAAACACGGGTTTTTATGCTGACGATGATTTAGAATTTATATGTGTATTTGATGGTGGAAGAAATCATTAAAGTATCTGATTTCATAGTAGAATCTGTACCTCGTAGTGCTATTCAAAAGTTTGTTGAGAAATGGCACTACTCACATAGTACAAATGGGGTACAACATACTCAATGTTTTGCATTGTTTGATGGTATGAAAATGATTGGAGCTATGATATACGCTCTACCATCTATGAAAGCGACAGCTGCAAAATATAATCCTATAAATCCATTGAGGTGTTGGGAGTTGAGGAGATTGTGTTGTATAGATGACACACCTACAAATACAGAGAGTTATTTTATAGGTAAAACATTGAGGTGGTTAAAACAAAATACAGATATTGAGGTTATAATATCATACGCTGATTTAGAACAAGGACATGAAGGTGTTATATATAAAGCATCAAACTTTCACCATTTAGGTAATAATGGTGGTGGTAGAGTATTGATGGTTGATGGTAAGATGTTTCATGCTCGTTCTATGAATCAGAAACAAAAACCATATGGTAGGGAATTGAAACGAAGATGGGAAAATAAAGAAGGACATGAGTTTTGGGATTCAGAAGAAACTGATATGTATTATAAAGATGTGAAACCAAAAAATATTTATGTCTATTATTTAAATAAAAAAATAAAAAAGAAATTATTAAAATGATATTTATATGTGTCCAACCAAAAGGTTGTAGTATAAAATTCAGGGAGAAATAAAAAAATGGAATACAAAAAGTTTGCGTTATCAGATAAATTTATAGACGGATACAAAAGAAAAAGAGCACCTTTTGGGTTCAATGGACTTGGTGAACTCGTGTATATGAGAACATACTCAAGAATTAAAGATGATGGAAAAAACGAAATGTGGTGGGAAACCGTACAACGAGTGGTTGAGGGTACTTACAACATGCAAAAACGATGGATAGAATCACACCATTTGGGGTGGAACGCGTGGCAAGCACAAAGAAGTGCACAGGAAATGTATGATAGAATATTTAACATGAAATTCCTACCACCCGGTAGAGGTCTTTGGGCAATGGGAACGCCTATAACAGAAGAACGAAACTTGTACGCCGCCCTCAACAATTGTGCATTTGTATCAACTAATAATCTGAAAGAAGATTTATCTAAACCATTTACATTCTTAATGGATGCTTCAATGGTTGGTGTTGGTGTAGGATTTGATACAAAGGGTGCAGAACAATTCGTAGTTAGAGGTCCAAAAGAAGACAGAGAAAAAGAAACATATGTAATACCAGATACAAGAGAAGGCTGGGTTGAATCTGTGAGGAGATTATTAGATTCATATTTTCTTGGTATAACAGGTGTTGATTTTGATTATTCTAAAATCAGAGAAGAAGGTGAACCTATTAAAGGTTTTGGTGGTGTTTCAAGTGGACATAAACCACTTAAAGAAGTACATAAATCTGTTTCAGATTGTTTGGATAAAAATGTAGGTGAACCAATATCAGTAACCACAATTGTAGATATAATGAATCTAATCGGTAAGTGTGTTGTGGCTGGTAATGTTAGAAGAACTGCTGAGATTGTATTTGGTGACCCACAATCAGAAGAATATATCAATCTAAAAAATTATAAAAAAAATCCACATAGAGAAATGTATGGTTGGACATCTAACAATTCAGTATTTGCTGAGTTGGGTATGGATTATACAGATATAGCAGAAAGAATTAAAGACAATGGGGAACCTGGTCTTGCGTGGTTAGATAATATGAAACACTATTCAAGAATGAAGAATGGTGGTGATGATAAAGACCATAGAGTAGCTGGTGGTAATCCTTGTCTTGAACAATCATTAGAATCATATGAGTTATGTTGTTTAGTAGAAACATTTCCAAGTAATCACGATTCATTAGATGATTATTTAACAACACTAAAATATGCATATCTATATGCTAAAACTGTTACACTTGGAAAAACACATTGGCCAGAAACAAATCGTGTGATGTTGAGAAATAGAAGAATTGGATGTAGTGTAAGTGGTATCGCACAATTCATTACTCATAGAGGACAAGGTGAGTTACGAAGATGGTTAGAAAGTGGATATGATGCTCTTCAAAAATACGATAAAGGGTATTCAGATTGGTTTGCTGTTCCTCGTAGTATAAAAACTACATCAGTAAAACCAAGTGGTACTGTTTCATTGTTGGCTGGTTCAACACCAGGTTTACATTATCCTGAAAGTAGATTCTACATTAGGAGAATTAGATTATCAAATATGAGTCCACTTATAAAACCATTAGAAAAGGCTGGTTATAAGATTGAACCCGCTTTTGGTAGTGAGGATTCAACAGTTGTAATTGAAGTACCTGTAGATGTGGGTGAAGGAATCAGAACTGTAAGTGAAGTTCCAATGTGGGAACAAATGGCATTGGCAGCGTTTATGCAAAGGTATTGGGCTGATAACCAAGTAAGTTGTACAGTTACATTTGATCCTGAAAAAGAGGGTGGACAGATTGCAACGGCACTTAACTATTTTCAATATCAATTAAAAGGTATTTCATTCTTACCTAAGTTAGAGTTAGGTGCTTACAAACAAATGCCTTATGAAGAAATTACTGAAAAAAAATAATGAAATGGTTAAACAATTGTCATTCTTATCATTCAGACAGGTAAAGGGTGCGGAAGCGGAAGTTGAAAAATTCTGTAACAATGATACTTGTGAGATTGATTTTGAACAAATTAAAGAAACACAGGAGGTTTAAAATGGCAAAGGAAATAAACAAATATGAATATACGGCAAAACTTGAAAGAGTGGTGGATGGTGACACTTGTGATGCTCTTATTGACTTGGGTTTTGATACTTGGGTTAAGAAGAGAATTCGATTTAAGGGTGTGGACACTTGGGAATGTAGAACTCGTGACAAAGAAGAGAAGGTTAAAGGATTAGCAGCGAAAGCATTCACAAAAGACTTGTTAGAAAATTCAGATGGTGGTAAATTTGCTCTCCGTTCTCACGGAGTTGGAAAATATGGTAGAGTTTTAGGTGAACTATTCGTTAAAGGTGAAACAAAATCGGTAAATGATTTACTATTAGAAAACGGACACGCTTACGAGTACGAAGGTGGGAAGAAAAAAGTATTCGGTTCGTAAAATAAAGCTTGACTCGTATAATAAAAAGGTTGTATATTAAGATATGTATCAAAACATATATGTAAAACGCACAAAGACAAGTTCAGAAGTTCATCTTTGGGATGATAAAACAGGTTATACTAAATTTCAGTATAAACCATATGCTTATCTAAAATCACAAACTGGAACATACCGCTCTCTTTATGGTGACAAACTCAAAAAAGTAAACTTTTGGACTGGTGAGGATTTACAGAATGGTAGAGTGTTTGAATCAGATATTCCAATTGAAACAAGAACATTGGTTGATATGTATACGGATTCAGATGAACCATCTATTGGACATAGAGAAGTTTATTTTGATATTGAGGTAGAAGTTAAAGATGGTTTTCCTGACCCAAATAGAGCAGACAATAAAATTACAGCTATAGCTCTTTATGATAGAACAACAGATAAATATTCTTGTTATGTATTAGGTAATGTTCCAAATACAGATGTCGTAGAATCATTCAAATCAGAAGAAGAATTACTACAAAGATTTTATCAAAAATATCTTGAAATCAATCCAACAATATTAAGTGGTTGGAACATTGATGGATTTGATATTCCTTATTTATACAACAGAACTACAAGAGTTTTAGGACATCAATTTGCAAATGCTTTATCACCAATCGGTGAGGTATTCTATTCAGAACATAAAAAGAGATATAAGATTGCTGGTGTATCTTGTCTTGATTACTTACCACTATATAAATTATTTACCTACACACAAGAATCATCTTATCGATTAGATTACATTGGACAGAAAGAAGTTGGACTTGGTAAGATTGAGTATGAGGGTACATTACAAGATTTATACGAAACAGATATAAACAAGTACATTGAATATAACTTAAACGATGTTAAGATTGTCAAGGCACTTGATGATAAGTTAAAGTTTATTGACTTAGCTCGTGGTATATCACATGTAGGACATACACCATATGAAGATGTGTATTTCAGTAGTAGATATTTAGAAGGTGCTATACTTGTATACTTGAGAAAGATTGGTGTGGTTGCTCCCAACAAAGATTTAAATGCTAGAGAGAAAATGAATCGTGGTGATGATGATAAGTTTACTGGTGCTTATGTTAAAGACCCTAAACCAGGTAGATATGAGTGGGTGTTTGACTTAGATTTGACATCAATGTATCCTTCAACTATTATGACTTTGAACATATCACCTGAAACTAAACTTGGTAAATTAGAAGGTTGGGATGCTGAAGAGTTTATTAAGGGAACAACAAAAACATATACTCTTATGGTTAATGGTAGAGAAAAAGGTAAGTATAATCAAGATGAATTGAAAGATATGTTTGATAATAATAAGGTATCAGTTTCATCAAATGGTGTGTTATATAGATGTGATAAAAAAGGTTTAATACCTGTATTGTTAGAGAATTGGTTTAATGAAAGAGTTGAGTACAAAAGATTGATGAAGAAACATGGTGACGAAGGTAACGATGAGCAGTATGGATATTTCAAGAGAAGACAACATGTACAAAAGATTGTACTCAACTCTTTATATGGTGTGTTGGGACTACCTGTATTTAGATTTTATGATATCGATAATGCTGAGGCTACAACCACAACAGGACAAGATTTAATTAAATTCACAGAGAGGATAGCTAACAGATACTATAATACCAAACTTGGTGATGATAAAGATTATTGTATTTATACTGATACTGATTCAGTATTCTATCCAGCTATTCCATTAATTAAACATCAGTATCCTAATTTTGATGTGAATGATGAAAAGTTTATGACAGATAAGATATTAGAAACTGCTGGTGTTGTTCAAGATTTTATAAATGACTCTTATAATCTGTTTGCTAAAAAGTTTCTTAATTGTGATACTCACAGATTTGATATCAAACAAGAATGTATTGCTAAGTCAGCGTTTTGGGTAACTAAAAAAAGATATGGACAATGGATTATCAATGATGGTGGTGTGGTGTGTGATAGACTTGATGTTAAAGGGTTAGATATTGTAAGGAGTAATTTCCCACCAGCTATGAGAGAGTTGATGACTTTAACTCTAAAAAGTATATTATCAAGTGAGGATAAAGATATTATTGATGAAAGAATATTAGAGTTTAAAAAGTCTATGAAAAAAGAGGAGTTAGTAAATATAGCTCTACCAACTGGTGTTAAGAAATTGGCTAAATTTGCTGATAAAAGAAAAGTTGGTAAGTTATATGGTAAGGGTGGTATATTTACACCAATGCACAAAGGAACACCTGTCCATGTGAAAGCTGCGTGGGTGTACAATGATTTACTTAAACATCATAAACTTGAGAATTATGAAAAGATTAAGAATAGTGAAAAGATTAAGTGGGTATATTTGAAAGATAATACATTACAGATTAAACAGATAGCATTTAAAGGTTATGATGACCCACCAAAGATTATGAAATTTATACAAGAAAATGTGGATTATGATAAATTATTCACAAGAGCATTAGAGAAAAAGATAAGAATGTTCTATGAGGCATTGAATTGGGAAATGCCTGTTGATAAAATAAATACATTAGAACGATTTTTTTAGTTGACTTGTATGGCGAAAGTGTTGTATATTAAATTAATATTCAAATAGGAGAATAAGATGCAAAAAAATAAGTTAGATAGATTCATTCAAAAGTATAATTTGGGTGGAAATGTAAATTCAGTAAAGTGGAAATCGAACGGTAGTTCATTATCAACTTCATTTGTTACACCAGATAAATCATTATTGGGGAATGTAACAGTTGATAAGTTTTCATTTGATAGTGCTGAACTTGGTATATATCAAACAGACCAATTAAAAAGTTTGATTGGTGTATTAGGTGATGATATTTCATTAGATTTAACATCAGCTGGTGATAGAGCTATTTCACTTAATGTAAAAAATGGTGCAATATCTATTGATTATGTATTAAGTGATTTATCAGTAATTCCAGACCCACCAGCACTTAAAAGATTACCAGAGTTTGGAACTAAAATTAAACTTGACACAAAGTTTATCAATACTTTTGTTAAGGGTAAAGCTGCTTTAAGTGATATTGATTCATTTACTATTTTAAATGGTAAAAGTGGTATTGAAGTGGTAATTGGTTATTCATCAACGAATACAAATCGTGTGAATATACCTGTTGAAACAACATCAAGTAATTTAGAAAATCCAATTTCATTTAATGCGAATTTGTTTAAAGAAATATTGGTTGCTAATAAAGAATGTACATCAGCAGTTCTTGAAGTTTCAAACGAGGGTTTGGCTAAAGTAAACTTTAAAGTTGATGATTATGATTCTACATATTATGTAGTTGCAATGCAGGATGTTGATTAATGAGTCATTCACTTTGGGTAGAAAAATACAGACCAACTGATTTATCAACTTATATCGGTAACGAGCATCTTAAAAGTAAGGTGAAGGTATATCTTGAAAGTGAAGATGTACCTCATCTTTTACTTTATGGAAAAGCTGGTACTGGTAAAACAACATTGGCAAAGATTATCACAAAGAATATTGATTGTGATTGTATGTATATTAATGCTTCTGATGAGAACAAAGTTGATGATGTGAGAAACAAAATAAAAACCTTCGCAAGTTCAGTAGGTTTCAAATCATTGAAAGTTATCATACTTGATGAGTGTGATTATCTTACACCAAATGCACAGGCT